TTCAAGATCAATATCCTGGAATCGTTAATCGTTTCAAGGCTGGATATAAAAGATTGTTTGATGATGATCTATTCGGTACTGCCGGAAGAGACATGAATAAAGAAGGTCTTATGGACAGACTTAATGTGCATTCTAAAGGTCGTGGCATCGTTCCTATTGAGTTCTCTCCTGAGGAAACTCCTTTAATTGATGAAGCTATGACAGTTAAAACATGGAATGATGTTGTTGTGGTTTGTCAAAAGATCTATGACTTCATTGAAGCAAACAAAGAAGAGCAAGAACAGCCTGAGACTCCTATGGAAAAAGCAAAAGATCCATTAGGTGATTCTGCTGGTGAAACTTCTACTGAAGGTGATGAGCCTATGTCAGCTGAAGAGCTTGAAAATGAATTTGAAAAAGCTGAAGCTGATTCTGAAAGTACTGGTCCTGCTCCTGTGAATGGTAGTGATGATGATCCTTATGAAGATCAAACTGAAGGTCACGTAACTTGGACTGAGAATACTCAAAGAGAGAATGAAAAAGATCTTCTTGCTGAGCATGTAGAGCGTAACAAATATGAGAGATCTGGTCAGCCAGAATATTCTTCTGGTGTATCTGATACAAATCTTGAGAGAATGACTTATTCATATGCTAAAGCTAAAGCTCTTCGTGAAACAATGATGACTGATAAGCCTGAAACAAATTATGCTGGTGAGAGTTCATATCCTTATGAATCTCTTGAGTGTAAAGAAGATTGGTCTAATGTTAAAAAGACTTACAAGACACAAGCAAATCTTATCGCTAAAGACTTTGAACGTAAGAAGGCTGCATTTGAATACTCACGTGCTACTACTGCTAAGTCTGGTAAGCTTGATCCACTTAAGATGCATTCATACAAATACTCTGAAGATATCTTCCTAGCTACTACTAATCTTGCTCAAGCAAAGTCACACGGAATCATAATGTATTTAGATCTTTCTGGTTCAATGTGTGAGATCATAGAGGATGTTACTGCTCAAGCAATTACTATTGCTATGTTTTGTCGTCAAGTAAACATTCCTTTTGAAGCATATGCATTCACTACTACTCCATACTGGAGAGAAGTTGGTGAAGGTATGACACAGGTTACTCCTGAAGCATCTGAGATTGAAGGTTCAAGTACTAAAATTGTTGAGATGTTCTCTTCAAAAATGAATAAGAAAACTTTTGATGAAGCAGCGTTTATGTCATTTGCTATTGGCAAGTCACATTCATATAATCGTAGAACACCTTACCATATGTCTTCTCACATGCTACATCAAGTAGATCAAATGGGTTCAACTCCTTTAATTCAAACTGTGTTTCATGCTGCAAAGATTACTAATGCATTTACTAAAAAACATGCATTGCAAAACACAAACGTTATGTTCTTGACTGACGGTCAGCCTGACGGAGTTTATATTTCTAAAGATGATCTTGCTAATGTAAACACTCATAGATCACAAAAGCTGATTAAGATGGGTAACAAATTGATCGAAGGTTCTGGTGGTCGTGAGATTTATAAAAATGCTTTAATTAGACTGAAGGAAATGACTGGTGCAACTGTCATGGGTTTTGCTTTGGCTACTGATGCATCTTCTTTTGGTTCAGCTTACAATGGTGTGGATGGCGGATTAAACAGAGTTGAATTTGCTGATGTGATTAAAGGTTGGAGAAAGAATTCTTTCACTTCATATAAAAATGTTAAAGGCTATGATGATTACTTTATAATCAAGATCAATAAGTCTGCAAGGTTTGACTCTGATGAATTTACTCCTAAGAAAGCTGAGACTATTAATGATCTTAAACGTGAATTCAAAAAGTTCAATAGCAATAAGAAAGGTAACAAGCAATTAGTTGCTAAGATTACTGATGCGGTGGCTGCATGAGATTACAATACTTTCTATTAGGAACTATTGCCGCTGGCATCTTTTTAAACTTTCCAGCTGAAGCAGACGTTGTTAAGAATTGGCATTGGAATGGTAATGTGTACGAAGCATCATCTACCAATACCGTTGCCAAGACCGTTAAGGATAAAGGAAATGGTCTTATTGAATTTGACCTGATCAGTAGAGATTGTCAATGGGGTATTGGCGGCGGTGGACATGCAGATGATTGCGATAAGAATTATACTGTCGATCATCCTGGAGATGTCTTTAGATCTCAGATAAGACTTGAGAAGAAGTTTACACAAGACGTTGACATGGAATTCTCTTTTAGGTTTCAAGACATAAGTAAAGATGATGGACTTGGATACAAAGCTATTGGCATTACAATCTTTGAACTCTATCCTGCATGGATAGCTTCTGATCCATTAGGACAAGGACCTACTCATCACATTTGGTATGATCCTAAATCTAAAAACATATTCGCTGATAGCAATTGGCAGATATATAAATGTGGCGGATGTAACAATATCCCTGGACATATCTTAAGTAAGATGTCAGATGGTTGGAATACATTTGTGATACAAACAAATCAAACAGATAAAAAGAATGGCTACCTGAAGATCACACATAACGGAAGAGTCATTGTAGATCTAAAAGGTAAGACATCATATAAAGCACCACAAGGATATCAAGCTTGGTGGGGAGCATATGTATGTTGTAGCTTTACTAAAGAAGGTGAGCCGGACCACAGATTTCAGTTCGACAATATTATTAATAGGAGAATATAATGTGTTTAGAATTATTATTAGCTGTATCAATGCATCTAGGATTACAAGGAGACTATCAAAATGTTCATCCGCATGTACGGTGTGAGGTAGAACATTCAATTTTGAATAGTACTATTGCCGGTGCATATTATAATAGTGAATCAAAGGTAAGTACTTATGTTGGACAGAGGTTCGGAAGGGTTGAAGTAGGAGTTGTTACTGGTTACTCTTCTTACTCTTTGTTACCAATGATTAGAGTTACATATGGAAACTGGTATATCACTCCAGCTTATGAGAAAGACAATTGGGGAACCGTGCTCGGATGGGAGACGAAATTATTTTAACATTAGGTATGTACTTTCACACTTTGTGTGATATAATATAACTATATTTGAGAAAGGAATTATATGAAATTTAATGAACAGAAAAATATCAACGAGCTAACAAATTATGTTACGGGTACTTACTCTAAACATTATGCGTCAGAAAATGGTATACAAAGTATGGATCTAATATCTGCCTCTGGGCATGGTGTTGGTTTTTGTCTTGGTAATGTATTAAAGTATGCATCAAGATATGGTAAGAAAGACGGAGCTAACAGAACTGATCTAATGAAGATCATGCACTATACTCTATTAGCAATTAATGAACACGACTTAAAGGAGTCCACTGATGAAATTTAGTAATGAAATAAAAGATGTATTGAATAACTTTCAAACGATCAATAGCAACATCGCTCTTGGTGAAGAAGGTGGAATGATTCGTTCAATGTCTACTTCTAAAACACTTATGGCAAAAGCCAATGTAGCTTTTGATTCACCATATCCATTTGGCTTATATGACTTAGGTGAATTCCTAGCTTGTATTAATATGTTCGAAGATCCTACTCTTACCTTTGATGACAGTAAAAAGTTTGTTACTATCACAGATGGTATTACACAATTCAAATACTTCTTCTCTGAGATAGATATCCTAACTGTTCCAACAAAGGATATTGATTTGCCGTGTAGTGATATTATGTTTACACTTACACTAGATCAGCTTAATCAATTACGTAAAGCTTCTGCTACTCTGAAGACTAACCAGTTAAGCATACGTAAGCATTATACTGATGCTTTTATTGAATGTGTTATTGTTGATAAACAGAATCCAACATCAAATCAATTCTCTATGAACGTCTCAAACTGTAGTATAAATACTTCTGCAGACTTTGATTTAGTAATTGATATGAATAATTTTAAATTCGTCAATGCAGACTCTTATGAGTTTGGTATTGATAAGAAGCTAATCGCTTCTGTGATGGCCGGCAACACACAATACTGGGTTGCTCTTGATAAAACTACAACATTTAAGGAATAATTATGGCAAAGAAAGACGAAACAGTTGAAGCTCCAGAGCCTCAGATCCACACTATTAATTTAGGTGATCTTAATGCTGTCATTCGTATCATTGATGTAGTCACTAAACGTGGTGCAATCAATGGCGAAGAGCTAGCCGATGTTGGTGCAGTGCGTAATCGAATTCAAGCATTCGTTACAGCATCTACTCCAGCTGAAGCTCCTGCTGAAGTATCAGCAGAAACTGTAGCTGAGTAAGTATGTACATTTAACAAAAGCATGGTATAATAGTACCATGCTTACTTATATTATGAGGTCAATTTGAAAGAATTTCTATTTGTAGAAAAGTATCGACCAAAAACCGTATCAGATTGTATACTTCCTGACGGTTTAAAAAAGACATTCCAAGATATTGTTACTGGTGGTGAACTTCCTAACATGATGTTTACAGGTTCGGCTGGTGTAGGTAAGACTACTGTAGCTAGAGCTCTATGTAATGAATTAGATCTTGACTATATGTTAATCAATGGATCAGAGGATGGTAACATTGATACCCTTCGTGGTAAGATCAAACAGTTTGCAAGTACTGTATCACTTCAAGGTGGACAGAAAGTTGTTATACTTGACGAAGCTGATTATCTTAATCCTCAATCTACACAGCCTGCATTGCGTGGGTTCATTGAAGAGTTCTCTTCTAATTGTAGATTTATATTAACCTGTAATTTTAAGAATCGTATTATTGATCCTCTTCATTCAAGATGTTCTATATACGAATTCAACTTAGGAAACAAGGCGAAGATGGCAGAGCAATTTATGGCTAGGCTTCAATTCATTCTTGATTCCGAAAGTATCATATATGATAATGCAGTTCTCGCTGAACTGATTATGAAATACATACCAGACTGGAGACGTGTCATAAATGAATGTCAAAGGTATGGCATGAGTGGTCATATTGACACCGGCATTCTTGTAACTCTTGATGAGACAAGTGTGGCTGGATTGTTTAAAGACCTCAAGACTAAAAACTTTAAGAGTATGCGTAAGTGGGTAACCAATAACATGGACGTAGAATCTTCAAAGTTGTTTAGAATGATTTATGATAACATGCTTACGTATGTTGAACCTTCGAGTGTACCTCAAGTAGTTCTCATACTAGCAGACTATTCTTATAAGGATAGCTTTGTTGCTGATCATGAATTAAACGTAGTGGCATGTCTGACAGAGATCATGTCACAAATTAAATTTAAATAGGAGTTCAAATGGTAGAACAATTAGCAAACTATGCATCAATTATTATGGCACTAGCCATGGTGAATGTGGTGTTTCAATTAGATAAGGCAAGCAAGATGATTGCCAACATGAATAGGTTCTTACATGAAAACTCAACGGACAATGAATAATGGCAAAATATAGTAATGTAACACCATACGCAGAGACAAATAACTTCTTTGCAAAACCAGATTTATATGAGAACATCAGAGACTTCTTACATGATGAGATCATTGAAGTCTGTTTCACAAAGAAAGATGGCACAGAACGTAAGATGTTCTGTACTCTTCAATCAGATTTAATAGATCAATCGTATGAATCATATGATGATACTAATCCTCCAAAGATAATCAATAAAGATGTCATGAGGGTTTATGATACTGAAGCAAAAGGATGGAGATCATTCTTGTTAGCTAATGTTAAATATGTTAAGACTGACCTACCTAAATATACGTGTTGAATAATGAAACTAAAGTCATAGACTTTTTCACACGTAAGCCATATAACCAAGATAAGTTTGATAGACATCCAACCTCTGGTCTAATATTAGCTGAGACATTGATTGATCATATCATTCCAATGAATGTTAATCCATTAGTGGTCGATGCAGGTTGTGGTATTAATCCATTTAAATCTACATTCGATAACGTTATAGGATTTGACATTGCTCCGTATGAAGAGGCAGACTTTCAAGCAAGCTTCTCTGGTGCTCACCATATATTCGGTAGAAACTTTGCCGATGTTGTTTTAGCATTAGGATCATGTAACTTCGGTACTCTAGATGAGAATCTATATTACTTTGATTACTTCCACCAATGGTTAAAGCCTGGAGGAATATGTGCAGTAAGAGTACACATAAATAGATCTGAAGATAACATGGAACCAGGGACAGAGTATGCACCTTGGACATTAGCTAATGCTGATGAATGTGCACACCGATGGTTTGCTGATAAATTTGAGTGTCTGGAGATGCACATTGAGACTATGACAACACAACCTACACAATTAGCCGTGTGGATATGGAAAAAGAAATGAGTCCATTTGCATTAATTAGTTCTATATCAAATACTAAAATAGATATCCTTGAGAATGAGAAAGACTACAATGCCTTTATGGTTAATCGTGGTCTATCTTATTTCCCTGATACAGTTTTGTATGCAAACGAAATGAATAAGTATCACCATCTGGATAGCCGTCTACAGTTCGATTTTCTTATAAATATAGTTAGGAAACGAAATCGTTTCTCTAAGTGGAATAAGTCTAGCGAATCAGAAGACATCAATGCTATTAAGGTATATTATGGATATAGTAATGAGAAGGCTCGTGATGTACTTCCGCTTTTAAGTAATGCAAACTTGAATACTATAAAGGGAAGAATACAGCATGGCGGACAACAAAGATAGTTTAGTCAATTGGACACCGGAGATGATGCTAGAAGTAACATTAGCAGAACCTGACGATTTTCTAAAGATCAGAGAAACATTAACACGTATGGGAGTAGCATCCAAACGTGACTCTCAATTATTTCAATCATGCCATATCTTGCACAAGCAAGGTAGGTATTTTATAACTCACTTTAAAGAGTTATTCTTATTAGATGGTAAGCCATCAAACCTAACAGAGAACGATGTTCACAGACGTAATACAATTGTTACACTCATGTCTGATTGGGGATTATTAGAAACTGTTAAACAAATTGGAGAGACTGCTCCACTAAATCAGATCAAAATAATATCACACAAAGAAAAAGGCGATTGGGAATTATGCCCCAAATATAATATTGGTATAAAATAAAACTACATTATGATTACAGCTTTGTTATTAGGGACCTTATATGGTCTCGTTATTGGATTAATACCCGCAGCCGGAGCAACAACAGGTCTTGTTATTCTATTCGGCTTCATGTCTTATTTCACAGATCCTTATCTTGGTGTTGTCTTTTGTATGGCAACAGTCGCAGCATCTACTACAGGTGACACATACTCTGGAGTATTATTAGGAATTCCTGGTGCTAATTCATCTGCCGCCACAATGGTTGATGGACATCCACTGGCCAAACAAGGTAAAGCAACGTATGCTCTTACCGCAGCTATCACTACATCTACAATCAATGGATTACTATGGGGAACACTTACGTTTGCCTTACTCCCTTGGTATATGAATCTCATGATGATCTTTGGAGTACCTGAACTATGGGCATTTACCATGTTAGCTCTTGCTTGTGTAGGATTTGTTAGTAACAGATTTTGGGTAAGAAGTATTATTGCTATTCTTATAGGAACATTCCTTGGTATGATAGGAGTTGATCCTGTTACTAATGCTGATCGTTGGACATTTGGTTGGGATTACTTAGCCGATGGTATTCAGATTATGCCAATGGTAGCTGGTCTATTTGCTAT